CTGAGACTTTTAAAATGGATGTAGATGGTTGTGGATCGGATTTAGACGAATATGCAAGAAGAATACTGATGTGTTCTCTTACTTATGGTCAAAGTCATATTCTTGTTGATTATCCAGCACCTTCTGGTGCTCTCAGTTTGGCTGAGGAAAGGTCACAGAATCGTAGACCTTATTGGATTGAAGTGGATCCAACAAATCTTTTAGGTTGGAGATTAGATAGAGAATCTAATTACGGGAACCTTATACAGGCTAGAATCGCAGAAAAAGCTGTATTACCTGATGGAGATTTTGGAGAAAAAGTTTACGATCAGGTAAGAGTTATAGAACCTGGAAGTTATAGAGTATTTCGTAAAAAAGATCAAATTGATGCAATGTATGACGTTGATGATAGTTCTTATATGGGCGAGTTCAGTACTGGCACTACAGATCAAGAATACAAATTAGTGGAATCAGGTAATTTTTCTCTTGGTGAAATACCTTTAGTAACAATCTATTCTGGAAAAACAGAAAATTTAGTAAGTAAACCACCTTTATTGGATATTGCATATTTAAATCTTGCACATTTTCAAAGACAGGCTGATTTAATACATAGTTTGCACGTTGCATCCCAACCAATGCTAGTAATGGAAGGATATGACGATCAAACCAAAGATTTAGCTATATCTGTCAATTATGCAATGGCTACACAACCAGGTAACAAGATCTATTATGTAGAACCAGCTAGTAGTGCTTTTGATGCTCAATCTGCTGAGATAAAAGAATTACAAATGCAAATGGCTACTCTTGGAATTAGTACTTTAAGTCAACAAAAGTTTGTAGCTGAATCTGCTGATGCCAGAAGATTAGATAGAGTTGATACAAATTCAATGCTTGCTATGGTTTCTATGGAATTAGAACAAAAACTTCAAAAATGTTTTAATTTTTCAGCAGAATATGTAGGAATTGAACCACCAGAAGTAAAAATTAGTAGAGATTTTGATATTGAAAGATTAATTGGACAAGATATTACAGCATTAACATCTCTATTCGATCAGCAAGTAATAGACAGAGAAGAATTTAGAGATATTTTGGTACAGGGAGAGGTGTTACCTTCAGCTAATGAAGCCAAAACTGAATAGTTTGGTAAACTAAAGAGCAAGTACATAAAATACTATGACAAAATCTTTACATAAGGTTCTTCAGTCTGATGGATCTTATAAATGGGAAATGGTTGAATTTCAATCAGAGGTAGCTGAACCTAAAGCTACAGCCGAAACTAAAAAGAAAGTTTCAAAAAAGAAAACTACTAGCCCACTATCTGACTAATTAATTCATGGCAATCGAAGAAAAAGTAATTCAGCCTGAGTCTGTGACTTCTGCTGAACAGCCTGTGGCTGAAACTGCTTCACAACCAACTCAACCACAAGCTCCTAATTTAGATTCTGTAAAAGCAGAATATGAAAATCAATTATCTGCATTACGAAAACAAGTTGCAGATGAACAAGAAAAGTTTAAAGGTATCAAGACTAAACTTGATGATGTTTACAAGCAAAAAGATCAGCAACGTAAACAGGAATTAGAAGATCAAGGACAATGGAAAACCCTTTGGGAAGAGGCTAATAAAACAGCCCAAGAAAAAGAACAACAGATAATGACTTTATCTCAACAGTTAGAGGATTTAAAAACTTCTAATGAAGTAGCTTCTACAAAAACAACAGCATTAGCAGCTATTAGTAATCTTGGTGCTATAAATGCAGAACAAACTTTAGCATTGTTACAAGGTAAGTTACAAAAAAATGCTGAAGGTAAAGTAGTTGTTCTTAACGGTGGAGTTGAACAAGATTTAACCAATTACCTTACAAGTCTTAAAAATCCTGGAAGTGGTTGGGAGCATCATTTTAAACCTAGTTCTGCTGCTGGAATGGGTGCAAAACCAAGCCCAGTTGCAAATGCTGGTGGAGGTCAGGTAAACCCGTGGAAAACGGGCAATATAACACAACAAATGCTATTATCAGAACAAGATCCTCAAATGGCAGCAGTGCTGAAACAAGAGGCTCAAATTAAATAGTTGATTTCCGTGAAATCGACCCCCTTATCTGTGATTAGGGTATCGCAAAACTAATTAAGGTAAATCTGAATGGCTGCTCCGTTTCAGAATTATTCTGGCGGTGTCCTATTAGCGGACATTGTTAAAAGAAATAATTTTAGTGCTTACGTTTCTGAAGCTATAAAAGAACGTAGTGCATTTATTCAATCTGGTGCTGTAGTTCGTAATGCTTTGCTTGATGCAAGTGCAGGTGGAACAAGAATACAGGTTCCAGAATTTAACCCAATCGCACCAACTGAAGAAATTATTGATGGTACTGCTTCATGGGGTACTAGCAATAATGGTTACTTAACACCACAGAAGATTGGTACAGGAACACAGATTGCAACTATCTGTCATAGAGGTTTTGCTTATGCTGTTGATGATGTAGCTGTATTAGCTGCTGGTGAAGATCCAATGGGTCATATCAGAAATCAACTTGCAGATGCAATTAACAAACTAAACTCAACACGTTTGTTTTATCAACTTCATGGTTTATTTGGTAGTGCTTTATCTGCTAACAAATTAGATTTAGCGGTTGCTGCATCTTCTGGTGCTGCTGAAGCTAACTATCTAACAGCAGCTACAGTTGCCAGAGGAAGATCACTTCTTGGAGAAAGAGGCGAAGAACTAGATACAATCGTAGTTCATCCATCTGTTGCTTACTACCTATATCAGGTTGGTATGTTAACTTTTTCTACTTCTGCTTTATCTACTGGAACTGGTATCCAGTGGGGTGGCGGTGGTGTTGGCGTTACTGATACATCAGTAGGTCAATTCGCTGGTATGAATGTGGTTGTTGATTCTTCAGTTAACTCTGTAGTTCCTGGTTCAAGTGGACATATCAAGGAGTTCTATTGTTACTTAATTAAGTCTGGAACAATCCTTGAGGGTGTTCAATCTGAACTTGGTATTGAAGCAGAAAGAAACATCTTATCTAAGCAGGATGTTATGTCTGTTGATTATCACAGTACTTATCACATCATGGGTACTAAGTGGAATGATGCTGCTGACAACCCAACTAACTCTGACTTAGGAGCACAAGCTAAGTGGGCGTTAACTTATGATGCTGATTTAATTCCTATTGTTCAGTTAACAGTTAACACACCACTTGATAATACAACTCTTTAATAGTTAACATTAAATTGTGGTCATCAAACCTCATCAATTATTGGTGGGGTTTTTTCTTTACGCTACAATAAAACTAAATTACTTTATAAATCGTGGCAGCTACCATAAATGCAACTATAAAAAGTGAAACTGCCAATAGCTATGTCACATTGGCAGAAGCTAATAGTTATTTTGAAACAGTACCAGACTCTTCAACTTGGACAAATAAAACAGACGATCAAAAAAATAGATCATTAATAGCAGCTACAAGATGGATTGATACTTTTGTATTTCAAGGAGATAGATGTGACGAAGATCAAGCACTTAAATTTCCTAGAACAAATTATCAGGTAGATAGAGTTGAATTAAGTTGTTCAACTATTCCAAACAATATTAAGTATGCACAATACGAATTAGCCAGAGCTTTGGCAAATGATACTGATGCAATAACAGGAACTACAGGTAAAGATGGTAATTTTGAAGAAGTCAAATTAGGAGATATACAGGTAAAATATAATACAGCTAGTCAGGGAACTGGATCTATAAATAATATTATGGATGTTTACCCGTGGTTACAAAGTTATCTTGGAGCATATATGCTAGGTGGAGCAGGTACTTTTCAGATGAGGGTAGTTAGAGGATAATGGCAGGTCAATTAGATACATTATTAAAAAATGTAGCAAAACAGGTTGTATCTGATTTAGGTTCTTCTTTAGATTCTTCCATTGTTTACACAAAAAAAGCATCGGGTAGTTATAACACAAGCACAGGAGTATTTACTACAACTGACACCAGCTATAGCATAAAAGCACCTGTGGAATTTGTTCAATCTACAGAAGATGATGGGAGAGAAAGAAGAGAAGCAAAGATATACATTACACCCGATTTGATTGGCAATAATCAACCTACTTTTGATGATGAGGTTACATTAACTTATGCTGGATCTACAAGGGTTGGACAGATAATTAACATAGATACAAAACAAGGTGGACAGATTTATCTGTTTACATTATTGGTGAGGTTCTGATGGTTAGAAGTAGAGGTATTGAAAATATAGAAAAGGATCTTACTGGTAATTTACAGCAAGATTTTAATATTTTTATAAGAGCAGTTTTGTTTGATTTATCTAACCAAGGATCAGAAAAATACAGTCCAGTGGATACAGGATTTTTTGTTTCTAGTTGGACAGCCGGAACTCAAAGACCTAGACCTAATGAAGCACGAGAATCAGTTGCACCTTGGAGTAATATAAAACCTACAAGAACTGGTAATCAAAATAATCCTCAAGCAGTAATTGAACCTAGATTCATAAACACAATAAAATATAATTTTAAAATTTTTTCTAAAGTGTATATTGGAAATAGATCACAATATGCAGCTAGAGCTTTAGGTTCTTCTAATAGTCAAATACCTCAATATGTTCAAGGTAAATTGAGTAAAAGAATAAATCAAATATTTACAGATAAAAAACCAAGATTTGGTGTTGCTACTTTTGGTACAGGTGTTAGAGGTGACTCTTCAAATGTAAGAGATTTAAACGGTTTTGGTTTATTTGGTGGTGGTAATGACGGATTTGTTGATTATACTGATCCATGACTTTAGTTAACACCAGAGCAGCTTTTGAAAAAGCAGTAACAGATGCAGTTGCAAATGTAGATCCAACTGTAGAAATGATTTATGACAATATGGTGTATAAGACACCTGGTAAAACTAAAAAATATATAATCATGTCAATAGATTTTGCACAGGCTACAACACAAACGCAGGGTGCATCACAGGATTTTTATTCTGGTGTTATTCAATGTAATATTTATGTTCCCAGAGGAAAAGGTAGTGCAACCTTATCTGCATTAGGAGAGGCTGTTATTGATGGTCTTACTTCTGTTAATGCTTCTGATTATACAGATACTTTTAGTTGTGATCCTAGAGTGCTTGATGTTGTTGGTCCTGCACCTATTGTTTTAGATGATTCTTCACACTTTCTTGGCTTAATATCTTGCCAATTTACCGCAAACGCTTAGTATACTAAAGTAGGTATACTAATTTTATGACTAGAGCAGTTGATCTTTTAAAAAACAAGTTTGGAGTTTCTCAACTTTACAAGCATGACATCAAACAGGATGATGAGATTGTTCTTACTGTTTATTGGCATCCATTAACTATTGCAGAACGAGAAGCAATACAAAAAAAATCATCGGACGATGTAAATGATTATGCGTTACAAATGATGATTGAAAAAGCATTAGATAAAGATGGAAATAGAATTTTTCAAGATGGAGATAAAGCATCTCTTAGAAGAGAGGTTGAAGTTTCTGTTCTTGAACAAATACAATTAGCAATGATAAATGCTGGTGCTGATAAGGAGGTAAAAGAGGCTAAAGCCGATTTAAAAAGCTAACAAAGATTGGCAGTTTTTATTTTCTTTAGCAAAGACTTTACATAAAACTGTAGCTGAATTATGTGAAACTTTGACTATTGAAGAGATGATAGGTTGGGCTGCATATAATGAATTAGAAAATGACGAATATAAAAAACAGCAGGAACAAGCACAAAAAGTTAGTGCTTTACGAGGCAAAAGAAGGTAATATAGAGAAAATGTTTTAGTTTTTATAGTAAGTGGCTAATTATAATATTGATATTGTTGCTCAAATAAAAGGCAATGAAAAATTAACTAGATTTAACGAAAGACTTAAAGGAACTGCTTTTGAAGTAAAACAATTAAATACATTTTTAAAGGAATTTCAACAAGGAGGAAATGGCTTAGTAAGAAGTTTTAATAATTTAAATCAAGTTCTTTTAAATGCAAAAGCAAATTTTAATGCTGTTGCTTCTGGGACTCAATTACAAGAAAAAGCTGCAAGGCAGTTAATTATAGCTGAAAAAGAATTAAATGCAGAACTTCAACAACGTGAAGCACTTTTACAAAGATTAAGCACTGCACCATTACCTTTACCTGGTACAGGTCTTGGAAGAGATCGTAGTCCTCAAAGTTTTAAAGATAGAAATATGAAAGGCAAGCGATCTTCGCTTGTGCCAGGAGAAAGTTTATTTGGGCAATCTGTAAATATTGAAGGCAGATCTTTGCAAATTCTTAAAGAAGAACAAGCATTACAGGAAAAATTAGGTCAAATGCAACAAAGAGATAATAAATTAAAAGGAGAAAGTGTAAATATTGAAGAACGAATAAAAAAGATACTTGTTGAAGAAAAAGCATTACAAGATGGTTTATTAAAGTTAGAACAACAATCAACTCAAGAGTTAGAAGAAAAGTTTTTATTAAGAACAAAAAATCGAACACAATTAGACAACGAAATTAAAAAAGTTAAAGCCTTAAGACAAGCAGAAATCACTCAAGCTGCAACAGAAGTAGAGCAAACAAAACAACAAGTAGCAAATGAAATTCAAATAAATGCTGGTAGAAGAGAAAGAATGGTGATGGCTAATCAAGAACTTCAGTTTGAAATTAAATTAAATCGTATGTTAGATCAAAGAAGGATAAAACAAAAAAATCAAGCTGCTATTTCTAATGCAGTTATTGGTGGTGCTTTTCCTCTTTTATTTGGTCAAGGATTAGGAGCATCTATTGGAGGTGCTACTGGTGGTTTTGCTGGTGGTAAGAAAGGCGGACAATTTGGTTTTGCTTTGTCTTTATTGGGTACAGTTGTGGGTGCTCAATTTGATAAATTAGCCCAATCAGCCAGAGAACTAGGAGAGGCATTAAGAAATCCAATAAAAAATATGGATATGCTTGTTACTAAAATGGGTCAAGCTAATACACCTTTTGCAGATACAGTCGCAACATTAAAAGATTTAGGATTAGAAGCTGTGGCAGCAGGTCAGGTATTAGATAATTTTAATAAAACATTTGGAACTAATAAAACACAGTTATCTCAATTAGGAGAAGAATCTATAAGATTTACCAATGAATTAACAAAATTAGGAACAGGAATAAGTTTATTTGTAGCTGGACCTTTAACATTTTTCTTAGAAAAAATAAATGCAGCATTAGGTTTTCAAACTGTTGATGAAATTAGAGACCGAGCAAGAGGACAGGCTATAAAAGAAAAAAGAATTGAACTTGGGGTTTTAAGGCCAGATGGTTCAAGAGGACCATTGTTTTTTCTTAAACAATTATTTGAACCCACAATTAGAAATATGCCTGATGTTAAACAGAGATCATTTGAATTGTTTGAAAGAGACATGAACGCAGCAGGATTAGGTGGTCAAGCAGGAACAAGAGATTTTTCAAATGAAAATTTACAAAGAATAATTAAAGAAAGAAGAGACTTTCAATTATCTACTATGAAAGATCAGTTAATAATACAAAAAGAAAGTCTCACAATGAGAAGTGAAGATTTAGATGTTTTAAAAAGAAGAATAGATGTTTTAAAAATAGAAGAAAAATTAAAAGTTAAAGGATTAGTAGACACAACAATAATGACGGATGAACAAAAAAGAGCACATGAATTTGCAATAGATAAGTTAGAAGTTGAAAAACAAGTTAGCGAAGAGTTATTAAGACAAGCCATGATTATGTCTGATCCTATTAAAGCTGCATTGATTGACTTAAATAAAGAAATGGAAAAATTAAATGATATGAGGTTTCAGTCAGTTGAGTTTGCTAAAGCATTTGGTGGTGCATTTGAAGAATCTTTTAAAGGAATTATTAAAGGAACAATGACTGTTGCTGATGCGTTTAGAAATATGTTCATGCGTATAGCAGATCATTTCTTAGATATGGCTGCACAAATGATGGCTAACTCATTTCAGCGTGGAATTTTGGGAATGTTAGCTAATATATTCAGTCCATTTAATTTTGGAAATGATATACAAGGTCCTGCACCTGGTTTTACTCCTCCACAATACGCAGCTAATGGTGGTCCTGCTGGCATGAGAAAACCTTATATCGTTGGAGAACGTGGACCAGAATTATTTGTGCCTAACCAGTCAGGCAATATTATTCCAAATCATGATTTAGGTGGTATAAGTGGTTCAACCAATATTACTGTTAATGTAGATGCCTCTGGATCGTCTGTTGAAGGTGATGAAACACAGGCAGAGCAGTTAGGACAGGCTATATCACAGGCTATACAGGCGGAATTAATACAGCAACAAAGACCAGGAGGGTTATTATATAGTTAATGGCTAACTTACCTAACACAGCAGCAGGTACAGCTTTCGTACCAAGATATAACTTTCAAAAGTCAAACGCACCAAAGACTCGTGTTGTTTCTTTTGGTGATGGTTACGAACATCGACTTTCCTTTGGTCTTAATCAAAATGCAAAAATATTTAATCTTACTTTTGAAGTAAGTGAGACTGATGCTGATACACTAACTAACTTCTTTGACACTATTGCTGTTAGTGGAGCAAACTTTACTTATACAGTTCCAGGTGAAAGTGCCATGAACTTTGTGGTGGAGGGTGGCTATAACAAAACTGTACCTTATTTAAACAGAGCAAGAGTACAGGTTACATTTAGACAAGTATTTGAACCATAATGCCAGTACCAACTTCCAGTTTACAATCTGTTAATCCTAGCCCGATTATAGAATTATTTGAGCTCACATTAGATTCTGTACTACACGGAACAACTACAATACAAGATCCTGGTGGAAATGATATTACAACGATAAGATTTCACAATAATACAAAAGATACAACGAATCAAGACAGCATAGTTTGGAACGGAAATACATATTACAGGATGCCTATAGAGGCAACTGGTTTTAAATATGATCCACAACAGTTACCAAGACCTACCTTGACCATCAGTAATTTAGCGATTATTGCAACAAATATTGGTAATATGTCTGGTATTTTAAATGCAGTAAATCAAGTTACTTTTGCTAATGATTTAGTAGGTGCAACATTAAAAAGAAGAAGAACACTTGCTGAATTTTTACCGAATAGCAATTTTACAGGTAATAATCCATACGGTACACCTGATAATACACAGGAATTTCCTATTGAGGAATTTCAAATAGCAAGAAAATCAGTTGAAACCAGAGATATAGTATCTTTTGAATTAGCTGCTGCCATTGATAATATTAATGTAAAATTACCAAAACGTCAGTTTTTACCCGATCAGTTCCCTGGTATCGGAGATTTTTATAGTTGATTTACTGGAAGAAAAAAGTTATTGAAGATGCCTTAAAAGAAAGCCCTAGAGAAATATGTGGGTTGTTAGTAAATATAAAGGGTAAATTAGTTTATAAAAAATGTAGAAATCTAGCACAGATACCAACAGATCAATTTATTTTAAGTCCAACAGATTATGCTGAGATAGAGGATGAATACGGTAACGATGCAATACAAGGTATAGTTCATTCACACCCAGCTACAAGTGCTTATGCTAGTCCAGCAGATAGAGTATCAGCAGCAAGAACTAATAAACATTGGTATATTGTTAACCCACATACTGAAGAGTGGTACGATTTTATCCCAAAAGAATATAAACAATCATTATTAGGTAGACCGTGGAGTTGGGAACATACAAACTGCTGGCAACTTGTCAGAGAATTTTATAAAGCATATCTGAATATTGATCTGATTGATTTTGATAAGCCTGACGATCCAGAGGATTTTGCTTTTAATCCCATATTTGAGGAGTGTTATGAGAAAGGTGGTTTTAGAGCTATAGGTGATGATGAACCGATGAAATTATATGACTGTCCATTAATGAACTTTTCTGGTAATGGCTTAAATCACATTGCTGTTTTATGTGAAAATAATATGTTATTGCATCATCCGCAGGGAAGATTATCGTGCAAAGAAGAGTACAATAGGTATTATAGAAGCATTACAGGGAAGATTATCAGGTATGTTGGACTGTCCTCGTAAAATTAAACTGTATGGAGATTTAGCAGAGTTTGTAGGCGTTAAAGAGATAGAGACTGAAGCTTATACAGTTGCAAATGCAGTTAGATGTCTGATTGGTAATTATCCACAGGCAGAAAATTATATGATGGACAAAAGTTATAAAGTTATAGTAAATGAAAAGTCTAGATCATTAGAGGAAATACATTTTCCTACAGGTCAATCAGATATAAAAATTGTACCTGTTATTAGTGGTCAGGGAAGAGGATTTGGTCGAATTTTATTAGGTGCTGTGTTAATAGTAGGTGCATTTATGATGCCAGCAGCATCAGGTAATTTAACTTTAATGCAAGGAATAAAACAAGGAAAATTGGCAAAGGTTGGACTGTTAGCTAAATCTACAGCTTACGTTGGTGGATATTTAGTTTTAAGTGGTGTATCACAAATGCTAACACCAACTCCAGGAGATACTGCTGAAGAAGAACCAAATAGTTTTCAATTTAACAGCCCTGTAAATACTAATCTTGCAGGAGCACCAGTTCCAATTTTATATGGAGAGCGTATTGTTGGATCTGTGGTAATCTCAGCAGGAATTAACGTTACAAATAACTAATGGAAGAAAAAGATCTAGACATTATTAGTGGTAGCGGAAAAGGTGCTAGTAACCCTACAACTGCTGATGATAATTTAGATAGTCTTGCAACTGCTCAAATATTAGATGCTATTTGTGAAGGTCGAATAGAGGGCTTTCCATCTGCTTTAGACGAAGGAATAGCTTTTGGTCAGACTGATTATAATAAACACGCACAAAAAGATGTCTATTTAGATGACACTCCTCTTGTTGATGAGGATGCAGATTTAGACGGAACAACGAATGAATTTGATGAAGATGATGTTAACTTTGAGGATGTAACTATTACTCAAAGAGTAGGAACTGGTAACCAAACTGTAATAGGTGGTTTCAATGCAACAAGAGAGGAAATTACTGTCAATAGTGGAAATATTTTAAAAGATAGTCCAGTGGATAGGAATTTTTCTATTGCTAGTTTTCCTAATGCAAACAGCATAAAAGTAACAATTAACATACCTGCCTTACAAAATTTTACTAATAAAGGAGATATTTTAGGACTAGCTGTTTTCTTTAGAATTGAATACAGAATTGATGGTGGTACAAATCCTAATAATGATTTTGTTAGTGCTTTTCCTACTAATGACCCCCCACATGATGATGCTTCTCTTGGCGATGTTGGGGTAAGTGGTAGAACTGGTGATCCTTACCAAAGACAATATAAATTTAAACTACCAGATAATTACGCAGATGGTACTACTTTTAATTTAAGAGTCAAAAGAATATCTGATGATCCAACAACAAAAATCCAATCGGATATTCAATGGTTTTCTTATCAAATTATCACACCTGACGCAAGAACATATCCAAATACATCCTTAGTGGGATTTACTGCTTCAAGCGAAAGTTTTTCATCAATACCAAGACGTTATTACAGGCTCAGAGGGACAAGAGTGGCAGTACCAAAAGGTGTTTATATTGATGACAATAATCCAACTGATGCAGACAGACCTGGAAGACTTGTTTATAACTCTTCTGCAACTTGGAATGGCGGTAATTCTTTAAATGTAAACGGAGCTATAAGTAGTACATGGCAAAAACTTTATACAAACGATCCAGCGTTTTGTCTTTACGATCTTTTAATTAATGAAAGATACGGATTATCTATACCAGAAACAGCACTTGATGAATATAGTTTTTGGAATATAAGTAAATATAATAATGAGCTTGTTTCAAACCAACGGGATGATCTTGGTACAAAAAATGGTACTTGGACATTAGAAGCAAATAAATCTAATGCAGTGATAACTTGTACAGAAGATCACAAATACCAAACAGATGATTTAGTAAGTATTACGTTTTCAAATTCAGCAAACAACGCACCAACAAATTCACCAGCACCTTTAGATACTGCTGTAGTTTTTAAAATTAGAAAATTAAGCAGAAGGCGTTTTAGAGCATTAAAAGTTACATCTAATCCTGTTGCTTTAAGTGGAACTTGTAGTTTTTTTGAAACTCGTCTAGAGGCCAGATTTTCATTTAATGAATTAATAAATAGAGAATTTAGAGCATACGACCTGATAAATGCCATTTGTAGCAATATGCGTGTTATGCCATATTGGGCATCTGGCACGTTATTTTTATCACAAGACAAACCAGCACCACAAGTTAATGGTGGAGACTATGACAAAGATCAAGATGTATTACCAGCATATATTTTTACTAATGCAAATGTAGTTGAAGGTAATTTTACATACGAAGGAAGTGACATAAAAACTAGATCGACATTAGTAATAGCAAAATATTACGACAATAATCAAAGAAAAATATCTTATATACAATTTCCAACTGACAATGTTATTGCAAACACAACAATAGGAGATGTAACTGCAACAACTAATGCCAATGGGGATATTGCCATTGCTAAATACGGAATAGTTAAAAAACAGATACAGGCTTATGGCTGCACAAGTGCAGGACAAGCTTACAGATTAGCTAAGTGGACTAGAGAATCAGAACAGTTACTTACCGAAACTGTTACTTTTACAGTTTCTCTTGATACAGGTGTAATAGTAAGACCAGGACAAGTTATTGCTATAAACGATCAAGTAAAAACTGGATCAAGAAGAGGTGGTCGAATTTTTGCTGTTACTGGAACGAACAAAATAACAGTTGATGATGCAAGTGCATCAAACTTACCTGGAAACTCTGTCAGTTACACAAGAACTCTTAATGTATTAATGCCAGATGGCAGCGTTAGCAAAAAGACTGTATCTGACATCAGTGGTGCGGTTATAACAGTTAATGGTAATTTTCAGATAAAAGTGAATGATTCAGATGGAAACGCACCTGGTCATCCAGATTATACAGAAACCTTTGCAAATACAGCACCAAATGTAATGTCTACTTGGATTCTTGAGACTTCGGGAGGTAATTCAAATCAAAATTTACAAAATCAACTTTATAGAGTTTTGGTAGTAACGGAAGAAGAGAAAATAAATTATAAAATAACTGCACTTTTATACAATCATAGTATTTACTCTGCGGTTGAAACTGGATCTGAAGTTACTTTTAGAGATGCTACAAACATTGATAAAAAACCAAAAAGACCATCAGGAGCAACAATTACTGAAAGACTTTATAAGCAATCCATAAATCAAAGTGACACTAATTCAAATAAAGTTGTAATTAGATCAAAATTAATTATTCAATGGAAACAAGTTGAAGATGTCAGTAAGTTTTTATTGAAAATAAATAAAGATGGAACTGAAAAGATAGAAGAAGTACAAGGACAAAGTTTTGATATTCTCAATGTAAGCCCTGAAAATAGATATGATGTAAAAATATTTTCTATCGGCCCAGGAAGCGGAAAATTATCAGGTAAATCTAGGAATGTTGGCATAGATACTGTTGGTAAGACAGAACCTCCAAATGATGTTACAGGTTTAAGTGTTACTGCGGATGGAACAACAGTTGGAAATATTGTTTCTTTTAATGAAAACGACCCTAACCCTGATATTAATAGCAGTACTAATGTACAAGTGGAATTTAAAGATTTAGATATTGCTTTTTACGAAATACACAAATCAAGTTCAAGTTTAGATACGGCACAGATAAATGCACTTTTTGGAACTAAAGGTTCAAGTTTTGTTGGTAGGACTTCGGGATCTACTCGTATAACAAAAGATTTTCTGTCTGTAGCTCATACATATTATGTAAAAGCCAGAGATACAGGAGGAAGATATAGTGTAAACGCTGCTAGTTTTGTATTTACACCTGTAGCCCCTTCTGCACCACAGGCAGTATCAGGTTTTCCAGCAATAGAAAATAATACAGTTGTCTTAAATTGGGATGAACCATCAACGATAGGTTCTTATGCAATAAAACGTTATGAAGTTTCAGATGGGTCTAATACAACAAAGAAAATTAAATCTAATGTCACTACTTACGAAACACCTTTAAATTTCTCTGGGACAAAAACTTTTACAATAAAAGCTATCAATCGTGCTGGTGCTGAAAGTCCAGCTTTAACTTATTCAATTAATGTTCCAGAACCAGTTTTTCCAAATGGTGCTGAAGTTAAAGTAAAAATCACAAAAGAAAATATAATTCTTAACTGGCCTAATGTAACAAAGCAAACTAATATGCCTAACGTTCTTGGTTATAAAGTAACAACAAATTACGCCGAATCACAAGTTAACGGAGAAGATAATATTTTTCCAATAACTGTGCAAGATTCAAAATTATTTATTCCTATAACTGCTGCAAATATTAATAGAAATAACAATGCTACTAATAAAGTAAGAACATTTACTATAAATCCTGTTTATGAAAGAGTAGATTTTCCCGATACTGGAATTGTTGCATCAGGAGCAGATTCTACATTAACAAAAACTATAACTTTCCAACGCCCGCCAGCACCTACTATGAAAGGAACACCATTTATTTTCACAGGAGATCAGGTCACATTAAAATGGAATCCAGTTGAAGGTGGTTTTAATTCAACGACAAATGTAGCAATATTTAAAATTCATAAATATGGAATTTATGATAATTCAAATAATTTATTGTTTGAGACTAATGCGACATCTTTTACTTTTGAATTAGATTTTGCTAAAAACAATAACAATATGTCTAAAAATTTTAAAATAGCAGCTTTAGATTCTGGGTATGTTAATGAAGATAATCAAACAGTAAAAAATTATTTTAGAGGTGAGTTTGTCACTCAAACAGTTACAGTATTACCATTTATTCCGCCCACTTTAATCGAGGATTAGCCTTACTATGAGTTATAAATTAGGAAATGAAGGAGGACAAGGTTTTGTTACCATTAGCTATGGCAAACCAACCAGAAATAAAACAGAAAATCTATCTTTTAAAGACTATAAAATAACAAGATCAACTTCTTCAACCTTTGCTGGTATCACAAATGGAAATACAGATTTAGTTGTTTTTACTAATTCAGAGTCATTTAAAGAAGAGGTAAGTTGGCTTGTCTCACAGGGACAAAGATATTATTATGTTCAGACTAGGGACGTGAATGATAATTTATCAACAACTGCCTTGCAAATACTAGCCACAATAAATGTGCCAAGTACTCCACAGGCATCAGATACAGGTACAACAGAAGTTATTGATAATAATGTTTTACTCCGTTGGAAAGCTGGCAGTATTAATGAAAATAACCAACTAAAAATTGCAGCTTTTGAAATTCGCAAACATAAGAGTAATGCAAACGATACAACTGATTTTGCTTCTGCAACAGTTATAGGTAGAGTTGATGGTGTATTTAATGTTGTATTTGAACAGGCTTCTGACATTTACACATATCATATCGCTGCTGTAGATACTGCTGGAAATATTGGACCGTCATTCCAAACTGTACAACAAGTATCACAACCACCTGATTTCGTATTAAATGCTAATTTCTTTTCTAACTTCACAACAAGTCCAGCAGAAGTTTTAAGTAATAACTTAAGTAACTGCTTGCTTGCTAATGACGCTGCTTACATCCCAGTTAACACAACAGAAACCTGGGCAGAACATTTTATAGGTACAGGATCTTCTTCCAGTCCACAATTTAATACTATGACTGCTTTGATAACTGCAAACCCTACAAACTTAAATTATCTAGAACCAGCACCTTCTATTGGATTTTATGAAGAGGTTTTTGATTATGGAACTAATTTAGCATCTACAAAAATTTCAGTTATACAAGGTGGTGGTGGTATAGGTTCGGGAGGTATTCAAAATCAAGGTATTATCAATACTGCATCTGGAACGAGTGGAGCATTTACAACAGATGGCGTAACACAAAATGGACAGAGTTTTTTTAGATTTGGTACGCAATTTAGAAGGGTAAAATATAGAACTATTGTAAATTCTATAGATGGAAGATATAGAAAAATTACATCATTAAATCTAAAACTGGACACTAAAATTCTTAATGATACTGGTATTGGCACAGCAAACGCCAGTGATAGTGGTGGAACAACTGTTAACTTCAATGTATCTTTTGTAGATGTACAGGGAATAGCAGTAACTCCAAATGTAAATGGAGCAACTGCTGAAGGTATTGTTTCAGTTGTTGATTTCGTAGATAGTCCGAATCCTACTAGCTTTAAAGTCTATTTATTTAATACATCAGGAACTAGAGTAAGCGGTAACTTTACTTGGCAATGTCGTGGAACGTAGTATTATTAAAGAAAAAAGGTAATGGCTGTAGATTTTAACTTACCCACGGTAGATACAACATATACTGCGTTTCCGACCCAGATAATAGAAAATATTGATGCAGCTTTACAGCAGTTATCAGTAGGCAGTCCAAGCAACGTACCAACTGGTGCGATAAAGTTTGATTTAAGTGCTAATAGATGGAAAAAATATAATGGAAGTGCTTACGTAGATTTAACAGGTACTTATGACTTAAATGCTGCTGTAAATGTAAATCAGCTTAATTTAGGTGATGATGAGGCCGTAAGATTAGGAGATTCACAGGATTTTCAACTTTTTCACAGAGCTTCAGATAATCTTTCAATAATTAGTGAGTCGGGTAGTGGATATTTGAGCCTTCAAAGTAATGGCAGCAGAGTTGAAATGTATGACAGTGCCAATAATAGAACAATGGCTGAGTTCAATACAGGTGGTGCTTGTACTTTTAAACATGGAGCAACCACTAGATTAGAAACAACATCAAGCGGAGCAACTGTAACAGGGGACTTAACGACCACAGGTTCAGCTAATATCGGTGTTAATGCTATTTTAGACGGATCTGCTGGTGGTGGCAGACAAGTAAGTATAGGTGATGGTAGAACAGCAGATGGAAATAGTTTTATTGATTTAGTCGGAGATGATACTAATACAACTTATGGTGGAAGATTAATACGAAACGGTGGAGCAAATTCAAAAACAGAGCTTCTACATAGAGGAACTCAAAGTTTAGATATAAATGCAGTAGACGCTGGACAAGTAACATTAAGAACAAGCAATTTGGCAAGACTTCGCATATTATCAGGCGGTGATGTTGGTATTGGTCTTACCAATCCATCTAATAAACTTCATATATATAGCGGAAGTTCAAATGCTCTTTCAGTACAAACAACAGTAAATGGAGCAAATATTTTATTACTTGATAATGATACAGAAAGTAAATTTAGAGCAGTTGACGGCAGGTTGCTTATAGAGGCTGATACCCAAAATAATATTGCTGGTAGTGAAATAAGGCTTCAAATTGATGGTAGTGAAAAATGGACTCTCGAAGCAGATGGAGATGTACAGCAAACAGGAAATTTGACAATTTCAAATATTCAGCCTTTTATACAATTTGACGATACCAATAATGAAAGTGATTTTCAAATAGGCAACGCTGGTGGCAGATTTAGAATAAGAGATACTGATAATGCAGCAGATAGGTTTAGCATAACCACGGCTGGTAGCGTATTAATTAACAATACTAATGAGGCACTTGCTAATAATGATGCAGATGATTTAATCGTTGGAGACACATCAGGTGCAAGAGGAATTACGATAGTTAGTTCAACTTCAGATACGGGTAATCTTTTCTTTTCTGACGGAACTGGTAGCCCTCATCAAGGTGCTGTTGTTTATGGTCACGGTGATAACCACATAGCATTTATGACCAATGGTTATAATGAAAGATTCCGTGTCACAGCAGAAGGAAGATTAGGTCTTGGAGTTACAAACCCACAAGCAGCATTACACATTGCAGGTAGTGGTGCTCTTGGAAGTATTAGATTAATAGATAGTAGTACTTCAAGTGGTGCGCCAAACCTTGAGATAATAGGAAAAAGATCAGATTCAAATAATAATACAGCTTTTGCTGCCAACATATTTTTAGGAAAAAATAGAACAGATGCAAAAGTTGTAACAAATAATATATTAGGAAATGTTAATTTTGGCGGTAATCATACCAATGGAAATGAAAGTAATATTTCTTATACAGCTTGCATAAGAGCACAAGCTAGTGGAAATTTTGATTCTAAATCTGATATGCCAACCGATCTAGTATTTTGTACTGGTACAGCAGGTAAAGATAGAGATGGTGAGACAGCAGGGCAAAGTAATGTTGGAACGGAAAGACTTAGAATTGACAGCACTGGAGATTTGCACATTTCTAAGCGAATGGTTATAGCAAATAATTCGGCTGCCTATCCCGCTTATTCATTTACAAATAGCAATAATATGGGATTTTATAGACATACATCAAACCAAATTGGTGTTTCTATAGGTGGTGCAGGTCGATTTCGATTTACAAACAATCAATTTGGTCCTTTAATACATGATGATCTTGATTTAGGTTCCTCAAATTTTAAATTTGATAATATTTTTGCTACAAGTGGCACAGTTAGCTCATCAGATCAAAATTTTAAAAACACCATAGCAACAAGTGATTTGGGTTTAGACTTTATCAATAGATTAAATCCTGTTTCTTATAAATTTAATGGCAAAACAAGAACGCACTACGGGTTAATTGCACAGGAGATAGAGACAGTTCTTGGTGCTATAAGCAAACCAGCAACAGATTTTGGAGGATTTTGTAAAGATGAAAAAGATGATGATGGGGTAGATTTAGAAACACCTCTTTATGGACTCAGATATATAGAATTTATTGCACCAATAATAAAAGCAATTCAAGAATTAAGTGCTAAAGTTGCAGCGTTAGAAGCTGCGTAGACTTTTTTAAAAAATATAGATACAATAAGAAAAAGTTTCTTTTTATGTCAGCACCTAATCCAGCAGAAGAAATCACAAAACTTGAAAGTGATTTAAAAACAATGCAAGATAATTATTTACAGGCAGAAAATCAAAAGAAGAACGCAGATCAAGTGATGAAAAACTGTAGAGATCGAATAATTGCCATACAAGCTGCAATAGATGTTAATAAGAAATACTTACCAGAAGAATCTGTAAAAACAGAACTAGCAGGTTTCGCTGACAACTAATCATGGCTGATCCTACTTATACAACAACTTGGGGATTTCAAGGCGATAAACCATTAGAAGTTATCAATGGTGGCGATGATGATGGTCTTGTCACTAATGTTCATTGGGCTTTAACCTGTGATTCCAGTGATGGTTTCAGTGGTTATACATACGACTGCATGACTTTAGAAAAAGGTAGTTCTGTTATTCCTCTAAAAGATTTGTCAAAAGATCAGGTTATTGGTTGGATAAAAACAAAACTTGGTTCAGATGAAGTATCAAAGTTAGAAACTGCTGTAAAACAACAATGTATAGATCAAAGAACACCTGCAAGTATTTCAACAGCACCTTCAAGTTGGTTATCATGAAAAAATTAATTGCAACAATTTTTGCTATAGGTTTATTTCTTCCTGTAGTAGCTGAAGCTGGTGTTTCTTCAGCCAATCCAAACAGACCAAGAAATCACTTTCCAGAAGGTAGACCAAGAAAGAAAAGATGTAAAGGTAGTGGAGGTGTAACGGTATGTCGTATGCCTAGATATAGAAAACCTAAAAGATGTGGAATTATGCCTTGTATTCCTCCAGGATATTACAGACCAGGCCCTCCAAGATTTATTCCAATGAGATAGTTTTTGTATTGAGTTGACGGGTCATAATTCCTAAAGTTACATATAAAGGAGCTAAAGCCATAATTCCTGTGAAGGTTATAATAGTGACAGGAACTAATGCTTTTGCAAACGCATCTCTCATGTTAAATAAAATCTCATCTGTACTATCTATCTTATCTTTTATCATTAGCGTCACAACTATTGCTGCTGGATATGCAGGTTATCGTTACATTACAAGTCCACAGTTTGAAGCGATGATGATGGAAAAGGTTATGGAAGGTGTAGGCAAGATATTACCTAATCAGATAGATAAAAAACTACCAAAAGTAACTGGTCCAATGTTGCCTTTATGACAGAATTACAACGCACACCTAGTCGTATAAGAACACGTTTTATAGCTGTCTTGGCATTGATAACATCAGGAATTACATTTGGATCGGGGTTTATAGTGTTTCTATACATGAAAAGTCCAGCTTTTGAAAATCAATTACTTGGACAGGTAATGAAACATATGGATTGGATTATTGCTGATGAGTTTGAAAAGCAAATAAGAAAGCTAAAACCAAGACCTGTAGCAGATGCAAACGATCCAAATAAATGGTTTTGGGATTATATAGAGCAAAGAAATAAAGAGTATATAGAATGGGAAACAAAAGGTAAGTGGGAACAATGAACTGCTGGCACTGTAAAACTGAATTAATCTGGGGTGGTGATATTGATATAGATGAATCCATGCCAACTTATCCTGAGTATTCTGTAATGACTAACTTGTCATGCCCTAAGTGTTTTTCAGAAGTAGAGGTATTAAAGAAAAGAGATGCTTTTGATTAATGATATTTGGATTTTTTAAAAAACTAATTAAACATTACATAGATAAATTTATTAATTGGATGCGTATGGTTAAATTTGATTTAGAATTAGAAACTCAAATAAAAAAATATCACAAAGATTGGCTAAGAGAAAATGCAAAAGAAAAACCTAAAGTAATAGAAAAAGGTACGTTTGGAGAAGATGGCTGGTCTATTTCTATCGGAGATATAGATGACAAAGATACCAAAAATTGAAATAAAAGAGGTTTACGTTCCAAAAATAAGAACATGGGAAATACAGCCACCAATATTAGATTTAATCACTAAACCAGTTGTTGATATTCCAGGATGTGTTGATGCTCATAGAAATAATTTAACGGGATTGATTAATGAAGATGAACTAGG